AATAATAATATTTCTTTAGACCTTTATTTATTTAAATTTGTTAAATCTTTCTCTTCTTTAATAAGCATCAATGCCATCGCAGAGTAGTTGTGTAAATCTAAAAGAGTGTCATACATGGATTCATCATCTACCATTGCGATTTTAGTGGAAGAGATGGACATCAGGCGTTTAATTTTGTCTCCCATACGAACAAGAACACCAATAGCTCCATATGTAGCAAAGGCATCTCCATAATCAGCATTCTTTCTTCTAAACAATTCTAACCCTTCATCTTGTATTTCTCTCATTTGAATATCTCTAGGCTTATTTGAACTCATCTTTTTCTTGTTTTTGAGAGAAATGTTTAAATTGTTTACTATGGTATTATTACACAATTAATGTGTGATTAAGAGGACTGAATATGGCAACCCATGCTCTCTCAAAATAATGCCCCACTTCTGGATTAGAAGTGTTTGACAAATCGGCAATTAATGTTTCATAATAACTTTTGGGATTTTGTGTAATGTCTTCTCTCGCAACTGAGAAAATACCAAAGTATACATGGGCCTTTACTGGACTTGTATAAGAAATGTAATTATCATACCATGACCCAAATGGTCTGTATTTAGATTTTTCCAAGGAATTCTCTGGATTAATTGATTTGTTTTTTTCATCAGAAGCTTTCCACTCATCCAAATAGAAGTCTGCAAATGTTTTTCTAATACTTTCTTGTGCCATTGCTACATTTGCAAAGACCGCACTATTGTTTTGCTTTATTTTATTTACAAGATTAATGGCATTATTATATTTGTTATCCATGTTAGCAGACCCTGGAAGAAACACAGTAATATCACTTAGTCTGTCATAGGCTTCAATTATGTGGTATAAGTATGTGTGGTCGCATCTGCCAACATTATTAACACGTATTACACTGGCTCCTGGAGGCACATAAAAGTCCTCATTGATTCCCTTGTTGTAAATGAGAACGTTAGGGAACTCATTGAATGGAGCCGACTTTAACCATTCCAAGTCCTCATTATATCTGGAGATAACTAACTGAACAGATTTGTTAAGTCCTTCTCTCCAATTTTGTAATATCCATTTCATTCCAAGAATAAAAATAATAACACAGATAACAACAACTACATACCATATTAGTTGTTTTATAATACGTTTTGTTTTGGTATTCATACCACTTATACTATATGATATGAATTTATAAATTACAGATTTGGAGAGAAACCCTGAGAATTCTTTTGTATATACTACTATATATAATGGCTTCAACCAGAAACAGAAATACACAAATAAATTATAATTTAGAGCAACGTGAAAATCGCCTTACAGAACAATATAGATTATACCAAAATGGGTCTGGAGGATATGCTTACCAATTAAATCTCCCTGGAAATGGTTTTGGAGCGGCTGCTATTCCAGGTAATCAGTTATCAAACAATTCCATTGATATTGAGAGCTTCTTAAGAGGAACAGGTTCTGTAGATTTAGTTCTTGGAAAGTACGCGTGTATCACTCCAGAGTTAAACAATATAACCCCTGTAAATGTATATTCAGACCAACCAGTGATTATGCCTTATCCTTTAGTTGTAGAGAAAAGTAGACCTTGGCCTATCTAACAGCACGATAAACTATTTTAAAAAGGACTTAAAGAAACACCGGCCAACATTTATAAAATGAGAAGAAATACCCAAGCAATCTGTAAAATCGCGCGTAATATTTCTAGATCATACTACGTGCCAAAATCTCCAGATAGTGATTTTCCGAAGTGTGAAATTTATGAAAAAGACCAAATTACACTATCTGACATCAGCGACCTTATTAAAACAAATCCACACATTGAAGGTATTAACATTAATGTTCACAATCCTCTTTGTGTGGAAAAAGGGGGAATCTCTCAACGATATTACTATGATGCAACCGTATTCTATAAAAAAAATTCTCACAGAGCATACAATATGTACGAAAGCGATAATCTAAACCATGTATTGAAAGATGTGGTGAAGTGTGTCCATACATTCCAGTTTCCTCTTATGAGTTTTTCACAAAATCCAAAATAACTATTTAGATTTTAAAGGTTTATGTACACATACAATGCGAGTTTTACCATTCTCCTTGCGACAAACAGTAACATAAAAATTATTTAAAAGAGTTCTATAATACATCTTTTGCCATATAGACGCATTTTTAACTTGATATGTTTCAAATGGACTAGAACGATTGCCATCTCTAAAAGAGATAGAATGTATCTTGTTATTTCTGGATGGAAGAACCATAAACATTATTTATATTTATGTATTGAGTAATTATAATCATTTTTTATAATTACACAAATCAAATACTTATTACATTTACAAATCTGCACAATATCCTCCATCTAAACCATCACCACTAAGTATATTCATGTCTGTAATTATATCTTCAGTTTCTGTTTCTATACCAGATATATTTCCAGTAGAACAAATATTGTAATATTTAAGAAGTCGGTTGAATGTAGTAATTTCAAACTCATTTGTTTCAAATAAATCTATTAATTGCTTTTGGTTAGAAGGATATTTTGATAATAGAGAGAACAAATCCTTTTTGTCTAATCCAAGAGTTTGGCATATATTGCGAATAAAAGCAAAGTTATTGTATTCAGATGAATATTTTGTTAGTATTTTTGTAAAACGAATATTTGATATTGGGACAACCTGTGGTTCTTCTCTCAAAAACTCTGTGTGAATTATATGATTATTCTTAAAAGTCTTTATTAAAGAACTCAATTCATTCAATTGCCACACTTGTTTTTGGAATGTAATACGATCTATATAATCAGAAAAACACACATTGTCTAATATCCTAACATAAATTGGAAGAAAACGTATAGCAGTATTTGGTTGTGGTTGATTATTAACACATATGTTCTGTAATTGATTATTTTGTAATTGTTCTAATGGAGATAAAGTTTCCACAATTTGTGATTTTTTCTTTAGGGTTGTCTTTTTTGAGATAGTCTTAGATGTTTGTTTTGTAGTTTGTCTTATTGAGTGTTTTGTGATTTCTTTTGGGATATTATTAACAGACGCAGATGAACCTTTAAATAAATCAATTACATTTTCATGCCATAATAATCCAAGGGTAGTTCTCTCAGTTTCATTTACAAACTGGGTGTGTAATCTTAATGGAATATCATTATGGAATAGGTATTGTATCTTTTTATTTCTATCAATGTTCTGTGTTTTCTTGATTAGAATAGTTTTGATGTCTTCCAATAATTGTGTTTCATTATCTTTATAATACTCATGGGTCAAACTCAATTTGGCCAAATCTCCACATACATAATCTACAATTTCTTGAGAAGCTTGTGGATTAGTTTGTGTAATATTTGGAAACAATTCTCTCACAATAACAGTCATTTGAGAATTAGTTGGTGGATGTAAATCAAATGTATGACAGACATGAATAAGGTCTGTTATGTTTTTATCCACATGATAATTTCCAATAAAGATGATTGGATTTGTGTTATACGGTTCCAACTTTTGCTTCTTGGTCTTTTTAGGGCGAACTAGTTTAATAAGTGTAGATAGACCCGTTTTGTCACTACAACAGAGACCATCTGTTTCATCTATTACTATTGCCAGTCTCCTTTTTTCTTTAGTAAAAGCACTTATAATACTTTGATTGGAGAGATTATTCTTTATGATAAGTTCAATTGTATTATTATTTTTAGATTCACCTGCGTCATATTTAATGATATCATAATTCATTTCCTGTAATATTTTATTTACAAAAGTAGTTTTTCCTACACTAGATGGGCCTTGAATATATATATTTCTCTTTAAGCTTTTATCTAATGTATGAAATTCTTGTAGAATAGACTTAATTGCGTTTTCTGTTTCTGTTCTACCAAGAAAATGTGTATAGTTCATTCTTTTTTTGGAAGAACATCTTATGTTTAATTAAAAAAAATTGATTAAACAAAAGAAATATAATATATATCAAAGAATGGAACCCGTTGTTACAATCAATCAAGAAGACCCTTATGAACTATTGTTTACACTGGAAGGTGTAGATATCTCTATCTCTAACGCAATCCGTCGCACTATTCTCTCCAGCATCAGCACGCCAGTATTCAAAACTATTCCACATGATGAAAATAATTGTACTATTTACAAGAATACTACCAGATTAAATAATGAAATTATTAAACAACGTCTCAGTTGTATTCCAATTCATTATCTACACAGAGTTAATGAACAACTCATGGACGATCTTATTATGGAAGTCAATGTGGAAAACACTACCAATGAATATCGTATGGTAACTACACGCGACTTTACAATCAAAAGCAGAACTACTGGTAAAATATTATCAGAAGAAGAAACAAGAAAAGTATTTCCACCAAGTCGCATTGTTTTAGAAACCACTGGTAAGGAAGCTTACATTGACTTTGTTAAGTTGAGACCCAAGGTATCGGATGTTCCTGGAGAACATATTCATCTAACTTGTACATTTACTTATGCAAATGCTTCCAAGGATGGAATGTTTAATGTGGTATCTACGTGTTCTTATGGATTTACAAAGGATGAAACTAGAATTCCTGCAGAGTTTGAAAAGCAACGAGAAAAGTTGGAAGGACAGGGATTGAGTCCTGAAGAGGTTCATTTCCAGTTAAAGAATTGGTTACTATTGGATTCATTTCGCATCACAAAACAAGATAGTGTTGACTTTATAGTAGAGACTTTAGGAGTTTATTCCAACAGATATATTGTATACAAGGCCTGTAAGTACCTCATTAAAATGCTTGAGGAAGCAGACCAGTATCTTGAATTAGTTCAATCACCAACACAAGAAAACCACGAGTTTAATCTTAGAGTTAACCTAGGGAAGAATTATGGAGATTATACAATTGGAAAAGTAATTGAAAAACTATTATTCAAAAAATATTTTGAAGAAGAGCAGATTTTAGAGTTTTGTGGATTTAGAAAGACACACCCACATGATGAGTACGCAACTATCAAACTTGTTTATACTGAAGACTTTGGAATGAGCCAAACACAACTAATTGAAGCTATTAGACGAGGAGAAGATGTAATTATTAATGATTATCAAGACGTTGTTATATCACATATTAATGCCGCTATTGATGATTCTATTAGAATATTGAATCAAATTATGGTATACTTTACAAGTTCTGATGAAATTGAGGATGGTTATACTCCACTGTCTCAACTGGACTTTCGTTAATTTCATCCACGTCCTTTACACTCTCACTATTTCCAGAATGTACTACAAAAAAATTCATACAATATAACAACCAGGTAACAGACAACTGGTTCACATAATTAATTGTTTCAGATTTATCAATGCGTTTATTCATTTTGCTATATGTATTGATATACAACTCATGGAGCTTATACATATGGTTTCTGTAAGGAGCCGTGAAATATGATAACTTATTTTTTTTCAGAATAAAACAATCCACATAGTTGCGATAAAGTTGATTAGTGAAGGTGTGAATCCGCTTACGATACTCCAAGAAATACTCTGAGAATTCTGGAAAATATCGCAGAAATTCAGATACTCTTCCTTCTTTACGCAATTCCACATATCTGTAATCTAATCTTGGATTATTTCCACGTAAGTTCTTCACATAGAGATAATTTGGGTTTCTGACTTTAGTGCGTTCGCCAGTAGATGGATGTTTTACAACAATACCCAACACATTATACGGTGTAGGATTTCTGGGATTTTTAGAAGCAAATCTCTCTTCTAATTCTTCATAACTATTAAATTCATAAGTTCTTGGAAATTCAACCATGGTTCCTTTGAAATCATCTTTTAGTTTAGAAATCTCCAAGGAAACAATGGAGGCGTCGCTGATAAGATAGCACTCAATCAAATAAAGTTTAGGAGATGGAACTGGACATACAATACGGTTATGTGGATGTTGTAATACAAAACTATAGCATCGCCTTTTATTTAGAATATTCAAGTCAAGGCCAACAAAAAAGATAGTAGACATGAACATTTCTTTAAATGTTAAGCCTGTTGAGGGGTCAACTTTAGGGTCTTGTGGAACCATAAAAAACTTGTTATCCGCTCCAACATGGCTTCTTGTTGCGATTTCCCATTGTAGTTCAACATCATCCCAAAAAACATTAATCATTGTTCCATCAATGAATTCTTGAGCCACGCATTCAGTTGGACTATGGGTTTCCACAAACTTGGAATAAGAAACTGACTTTGGTGGAGAAAAAGCAACTAGTTGAGGATTCTCTTCATTTGTAATAACCACTGAGCGATAGAGCCCCAAGGTATTTACATTCTCTTCATTTAATCTATCCTTGTTATACTTTAACACAACATATCTGGAATTGGTACCTTTAATCTGGTTAACATCTTCTGGGACGATAACACGATTGGACACATTTGAAAGCTTGTAGTTTGAGGTCATT